GAGACCGCGCTCGAGCAGAAGTACCGCGCCGTGAAGGTGTTCCACCGGCGCGGCGGCTGGGGCGACTGGCCGGTGTGCGGATGGCGCTGAAGCCTGGAGACCTGCTCCGGGCGGTGCTGCTGCTCGCCACGACGTGGCTGTTGTGGCTGTGGTGGCTGTGGTGGAAGGCGTACTACGACATGCCCGACCCGGCGCTCTCGGACGAGTACGAGCTCGAGCACGGCGTGATCTACCGGCGGCGGGACGACGGCTGATGGGCGACGTCGAGGACGTGATCTGCCAGGTCTGCGGGAACCCCGCCGATAAGGCGATCTATCGCCTCGTCGAAGTCGCTGGGACCGGCTGGGTGAACGTCGCGCTGAAGGTCGAGGACGATGACCGGGTGACCGCCGAGTCCGACGACTACGTGCAGGACGTTCAGTACGAGGACGCCTTCCGCCACGAAGGCTTCTTCGGGTGCTCGAACTGCGGTTCCGAGCGGAGCGGGCTCGACGAGCTGGTGGAGTTCATCGACCACGACCCGATCCGCTGGCTGCAGAAGCACCCGCCGGCGGGTCAGCTTCGCTTAGCGATATGAGCTGACCGCGATTCCGAGTACGGTGAAGGGCGCCTTCGGGCGCCTTTCACATGTCCCGCTTCGATCGGAAGAGAGCCGATGACTTCCTCGTTGCCGTACGCGCAGGAGCCTCGAACGAGGTCGCATCCGCTCACGCGGAGGTCCCGCTCGAGACGATCCGGGACTGGCTGCGAGGCGGCACGGAGCCCAAGGCGGAGTTCCGCCAACAGGTCGACAAGGCGCGCTCCGACCTCGAGCTGCTGGCGATAGGTCACCTGCGCCGCAACATGGCCGACGACGCCCAGGCAGCGCAGTGGATGGCCGAGAAGGCCCGCAACGAGACCGAGTTCGAACGGCTGCGGGAGCTCACGACATGACTGCCACCGAACGGGCGCGACGCCCAGAGGGAGACGCGCGATGCGCGGCAGAAAGCCCAAGCCGGTCGAACAGCGGATAGCCGAAGGCAACCCGCGCAAGCACGCCGTCCCGCAGCCGATGCTGGTGTCGGGCCGGCCCAACCTGCATGAGCTCGACGAACCGCCTGAGCACCTGCCGCCGGAGGCGAAGGAGTTCTGGACGACGTCGGTCACGCGGCTGGTCGAGGTCGGCATCATCGACCGCGTCGACATTCCCGTGCTCGAGCAGCTGGCCGTCCAGTACGCCCGCATCCGCCAGGCCCAACGGGTGCTCGCCCAGGACGGGCACTACTCGCGTGGAGCGGCCGGCCAGCTGAAACGCCACCCGGCGATGGACATCGAGCAGAACGCGACGGCGACGTTCCTCAAGATTGCCGAGCACTTCGCACTGACGCCGATTGCCCGCACCCGGCTCGGGCTGGCCGAGCTGCACCGGCGGTCGCTGGCGACTGAGCTGAACGACGGCTTAGGAGGCCCGAACCTGCGCCCCGTTCCGGTCCCGACGCTGACGTCGGAGGACGAAGACGAGATCGAGGCGGTTGTGAGTGGAGACCACTGAGCGCCCTCCTCGACAGCGGCAACTGCTGCACGGCTACGGCGAGGTCGTCACCCGCTTCGCCGAAGAGTGGGTCGTGCAGACGAAGGGTCGCTGGGCCGGCCACGCCCTGAAGCTCGAGCCCTGGCAGCAGGACTTCCTCGACGAGCTGTTCCTCGTCGACCAGGACGGACGCCGGGTCTACCGCGAGGCTCTGCTCGGCCTCGCCCGCAAGAACGGCAAGTCCACGCTCTCGTCGGCGCTGGCGCTCTACATGCTGCTGGCCGCTGGCGAGCAAGGCCCCGAGGTCTACTCCGCCGCGTCGTCGAAAGACCAGGCCCGGATCGTGTTCAACCAGGCGCGGGAGAGCGTCGAAGCGTCGCCGCGACTGCGCGACTGGCTCACGCCGCAGAAGGACGTGATCCTGTGCCCTGCCAACAACGGCGTCTACCGGGTGATCGCCTCGGGCGCCGAGAAGCAGTACGGCCTGAACCCGTTCGGCGTCGTCATCGACGAGCTGTGGGCGCACGACAACGACGAGCTCTACTACGCGCTGACCACCGCCCAGGGCGCTCGTCAGGACCCGTTGGTGGTGTCAATCACGACGGCCGGCTGGGATCGCAACCAGATCTGCTACCGGCTCTACGATCGCGGCAAGGAGCTCGAGCGGCGCGGCGGCTTGAACTCGATGCGCGAGGACAGCTTCCTGTTCCGCTGGTATGAGGCCCCGCCCGAGTCATCGGTGCTCGACATGGAGGGCTGGCAGGCTGCGAACCCGTCGTCGTGGATCACCGCCGAGGACCTGGCTCGGGAGCAGCGCCGGCTCCCGGAGAACGTCTTCCGGCGGCTGCACCTGAATCAGTGGACGGAGGTCGAGGACGCCTGGATCAAGCCGTACGAGTGGGACGCCTGCCGGGGCACTCCGGCGTGGGATCCCAACGGCGAGAGCTTCGTCGGCGTCGACGTGGGCTTCAAGCGCGACTCGGCAGTGTTTACGATCGGCCAGTGGTACGGCGACAAGCTGCACCTGCACGCCAAGATCTTCCTGCCCGAGGAGATGGGCCCGACGTTCGGGCCGGCCGACATTCGCGGACACCTGGCGAACGAGCTGCTGACGCACAACCAGCTCGTCGAGGTTGCCTACGACCCGTGGATGTTCATGGAGTCGGCCGAGATCCTGATGGAGCGCGGCTTTCCGATGGTCGAGTTCCCGCAGGGCGCCGGCCGGATGGAGCCGGCGTCAGGCAACCTCTACGAGCTCGTGCAGGAACGCCGGCTGGTTCACGATGGCGATCCCGAGCTCCGGCGTCAGGTCCTGGCTGCCGTCACCGTTCCGACCGAACGCGGCGGGTGGAAGATCTCCAAGCGCAAGAGCCTCGAGCGCATCGACGCGGCGGTGTCGCTCGCCATGATGGCCGACCGAGCCGTCACACTGCGCTACACGAAGCCTCTGCGACGGGGCGCCGCCTTCCTGTAAGGAGCTGACATGCCGACCCTCGAGGAGTGGCGCGACGCCCTGGATCAGGAGCTCGAGATGCGCCGCCCGACGCTCGAGCTCTACAAGGAGTACTACGACGGCAACCACCGGCTGCAGTTCGCCACGTCCAAGTTCCGGGAGGCGTTCGGTGACCTGTTCGAGGCGTTCGCCGACAACTGGTGTCAGCTCGTCGTCGACATTGCTGTCGAGCGCCTGACGGTCATCGGCTTCCGTTTCGGCCAGGACGACGCCGACGACGAGGCGTGGTCTATCTGGCAGGAGAACAACCTCGACGCACGTCAGATCGTCGCCCACACCGACGCCGTCAAGCTCGGGTGCGCGTACCTGCTGGTCGGCCCGCCGGACAACGTCGCCGGCGAAGCCAAGATCACCGTCGAGTCGGCCGAGCAGTGCATCACGGCCCACGACCCGTCCGACCGGCGCGTCCGGCTGGCCGGCCTGAAGAAGTGGCGCGACGAGATGGGCGACCTATGGGTCCAGCTGTACATGCCCGACCAGATGGCCACCTGGCGCCAGCCTCGTCACGTCGCCCAGCTGCAGGCGTACGGCCTGTGGCTGCCGGTCGGGAGCATCGCCGGCGAGGCTTGGGAGCTGGTGGCCATCGAGGACAACCCGGTCGGGGTCGTGCCGTTGATCCCGCTCGAGAACACGCCTGACCTGCTGACCGGAGGTAAGTCGGACCTGCGGCCGGCGATCTCGCTCAACGACGCGGCGAACAAGTTCTTCTCGGACATGCTGGTGGCGTCGGAGTACATCGCCTTCCCGCAGCGCGTCGTCACCGGCGTCGAGCTGCCTCGCGACCCCGTGACGGGGGAAGTCCTCGAGGACGCCCAGCTGCGGGCCGCTGTGAGCCGCATGTGGGTCTTCGAAGGCGAGAACGTCAGCGCCACGTCGCTGCCGCCCGGCCAGCTCGGCCAGTACGTCGAAGGCGTCGACCTCGCTGTCCAGCATCTGGCGGCGCAGACCCGCACGCCGCCGCATTACCTGCTGTCGCGGCTGGTGAACATTTCGGGCGACGCTCTGGTGGCCGCCGAGACCGGCCTGACCCACCGCTGCCAGCGCAAGACGATCGACTTCTCCGACCCGTGGGAGGAGTCGATGCGGGTGGCGTTCAAGTGGCGGGCCCTGGCCCGGGAAGGCTGGGCCGGCTCGGGCCGCGACAAGGTCCGGGCCACGATGACCGACGCCGAGACGATCTGGGCGGACGTCGAGAACCGCGACCCGATCACGCTGACCCAGTCGCTGACGATGCTGCAGGCGATCGGCGTCCCACAGCAGATCCTGTGGGAGCGGGCTGGCTTCTCGCCGCAGCAGATCAAGCGCATGAAGGAGATCCGCACCGAGGAGGAGGAGAAGGCCAAGGAGCTCCAGGCCGAGACCGGCGAGATCCCGCCGGCGCTGCAGGTGTCGCAGAATGGCGACCAGCTGGCGGTCAGTGGCCTGCCCGGCCCGCCGCCTCCGCCTGCCGTGGCCGCGAACGGCGGCGCACCGAAGGGCCCGTAGTGCCTCACGTCGGCGGCGTCTTCGTCCCGAGGAACCCTGCCTTCGAGGCGATGCACCCGCGCGACAAGAGTGGGCGCGATCGCGGTCAGTTCATCGACGTCCCCGGCGTCATGTCGGGCCTCGGCGCCGTGTTCGACCACGAGCAGGGCGTCTGGAACATTCCCGTCGACCGCCACGACGATCTGCGCGCCGCGTCGAAGGAGATGGGCTTCGAGATGATGTCGGTGCCCAGCGGGATGCGGCCACTGCGATCCCGGGGCGCCCTGGCGTCCGCCACCGACCCGGAGACGGGCTTGCCGGACCCCAAGATCGCCCAGGACGCGGCGCTCGAGAAGAAGCTCGCGATCCCGCCGGCGTGGACCGACGTGATGGTGTCGAACGACCCGAACGCGGACGTCCTTGCGGTCGGCCGGGACGCCAAGGGCCGGAAGCAGTCGATGCGCTCGGCGTCGGCCACCAACCGCGCGTCGGCGGACAAGTTCGTCCGGGTCACGAAGCTCCACGACCGGATGCCCGCCGTTGACCACCAGCTGTCCCAGGACGCCTCGACCGACGACACTGCTGGCGCCATGATGCTGGTCCGCCGGATGGGCCTGCGCCCCGGCGGGACGAAGAACACCGGCGCGGAGCAGTTCGCCTACGGGGCGTCGACGCTCGAGCGCCGCCACGTTCGGATCGAAGGCGACACCGTCCACCTCGAGTTCGACTCGAAGAAGAGCGGCCACACGGTCCTCGAGCGCCAGGACGCCGAGCTGGCGTCGGTTTTGCAGGCTCGCGTGGCCGGGAAGGGCGGCGGCGACCAGCTGTTTCCGGACACGAACGAGCGGAAGATGAACCGCTGGGTCGACGAGACGGCTGGCGAAGAGTTCTCGGTCAAGGACTTCCGCACGTACCTGGGCACCCGGGAGGCGGCGGCGATGGTCGCCGACATGCCTGCTCCGCTGACCGTCAAGGAGCACCGCCAGATGCAGCTGAAGGTCGGCGACCACGTGTCGAGGATCCTCGGCAACACGCGAGCCGAGTCGCTGAAGTCGTACATCAACCCGGACGTCTTCGGTCCGAAGCCCGGGGACGACGCTGACCTGAGCGCGCCGGAGATTCCCGGCAAGACTGCCCGGACGATGCTGGCGGCTGCGTTCGAGGCCGGCTTCACCGAGCACGGCGAGCTGAGAGGCGCGCAGGAGGCGCTGTCGGTCAAGCGGGTGACGCTGTCGGACGGCACGCAGGCCGTGCTCAAGCGCCCGCAGCCAGACCAGCTTCGCCGTGAGGTCGTCTCCGGCCTCCTGGCCAGCGCGCTGGGCTTCGACTCGGTGCACACGGTCGGGGTCGGCGACGGCCAGGTGCTGTCGCCGTTGATCCCCGGCTCTCCCGGCACGGCGGCGACGGCGTCTCCGATGTCGCCCGGAGCGCGCGAGATGGCTGTGCTCGACTGGCTGACCCGCAACCGTGACCGTGCCGACGGCAACTGGATCGCGAACGGCGATGGCGTTCATCCGATCAATCACGGGAAGACGAACTTCGGCCCGGAGGGCAACGACCGCGACATTCCGCGCGGCCCGTTCGCCCAGTACTGGCTGGGCCTGACGCAGAAGCCGACTCCGCGAGCTGCCGCCGGCAAGACGCTCGCCGAGGCACGGAACGTCAAAGGCCCGAAGGCGAAGCTCGATCCGAAGCTGTCGAAGAAGTACCTGCGTGACATCAAGCCGAGCCTGGCCGAGGCACGGCCGGGCATGACCGACCAAGAGTGGGCGGGTGTCCGCGAGCGTTTCAACCTGCTGTACGCGGCAGCGCCGACCCTGGTAGCGGGCGAGGAGCCGTTCAAGCTCGCTCCTGGGCTGCCGGAAGCTCGTCCGCTGGGTCCGACAGCGTTCCAGCCCTCGAGGCCCGGGAACCGGCACAGCGTTCCGCCCACGGCGCCTGTCGACGGGTCCGTTGAGCCGTACTGGGCGTCGGCCGACGTGTCCTTGAGGGACGCCGGCGTTGATCTGAGCTCTGGCTTTGCGCGCCCGCATGCTCCGGTTGAATCGCTAGGAGACGGCAATTCGAACGGGAACTTCAGCCCGAGTACCGGGACGGTACGCGTGGACCCGAAGGGCTCGACCCCGATCA